GTTGCACCATTATTACCAGTATTATTATATGAAAGATATACAATATTAGTATTAGGCCAATTTGCTGCAAGACCAGAATTAGCATACATAACACGCGCAGAAAGGCCTGTCTGTACACTTACCACTTGAGTATTAGCTAATGCAGTAGCAGTATATGAAACGCCACTACTATTTACATCTGATAAAAATACTGCAGGAACAATTGGCATGTCAATGATATTACAACCAGAAACAATGTCACCATTTTGAAATGCCCAATTACCAAATTTTTCAATTTGATCTTGTAGAATTGTCTGTACTTGAGTGAGTTCTCGTGCTTGAACTGGCACAGAAGGTCTAAACAATATTCTATAATAATTATTGTTGGCATTAAAATCGTCAAAAAACGGAAAAACATTTAAATTGGTTGATAATGGCATTTCTTTTCCTAATTATGCTTGAATAATAAGCTTATATGATTCAGTTTGTGTATTCGATCTAACTACATTGTTAATATTTTGGATATAAAGGGGTTTAATTCCTTTAGTATAAACACTAGCTCTATTATTTATAGCAATTTGAGAAGCGTTATTTCCGTCTGTAATATATTCACCATTTGAGAAGTATTTATCTCCAGTCAAATAAAGAACTGTAGAATTTGAAAATACAACTGTACCTAATGCATTACTTGTCAAACCAGTTACTTGACTTCCTACGGTATATAAAGTAGAAGGCGTAATATTTGCCTGTAATACTTGGTTAAATGCATTGGCAGTAAATAATATTCCTGAATTTCCATATGAAGTTGCATTTATAGAATATGGATTTTTAATAATACCAATTTTGTTGTAATTTGTAGTTGTAATTACATTAGAACTTTCAGTATTAGCAAAACTAAAAGATAACCCGAAACCTTGCACATACAATTCGGTTTCTGGATCAGCGCCATGACCACCAGCAGGTGGAATAATTGCATAGGCTTGAGCAGGTTTAATTGAAGTTTGATTTGTTACAATATTTACATTTGCCCATGTCATACCAAATCCACCATCAACCATAATAATATTTGAAATGGAACTTGATATTGTATTTACAACACTATAAGCTAATGGCGCAGCATCAGCATCAGATGTAAATACTACAGAGGGAGATATAATGTATGATGAAGTTGTTGTAACATTATTTGGATTTAAAGGAGAATTTAAATATACCCAATTTCCGCTTATGTTTGAAACATAGGAAGAAATAGTTTTTAATTCTGCTGCATATGATCCGGTAATATAAATTGAACTCATTGAATAAGTATCAAGAGAAGACGCATTACTTGAAATTTGAACTAATGTAGTATTTACTATACTTTGGATAGTTCCAGTATTATATGAAACGCTATACCCATTACCCCCATTAACTATAACAACTTTATCTATTCCGCTATTTTGATAGGCAACTGATGAAATTGCAGTGTTTGGATAAATTGGAATATATCCTGATGCAGCAAATTTTAAATATGATTCACTACTAATTGTAGTAATATAACGCCATACATAACCATCTGCTGTCGTAAATGCGTTTTGTTGAATTTGCGCAGGAGCATATAAAGAAGGGGTTCCATTGGAATTATCAATGCATTTATATATGTTATATCCTCCACCAACAATAGGAGAAGTTCTAACATAAAAATTTGAAGCTTCTAGGTAAGGATTATGGTTATCATAGTAAGAATACACGATATTTGCGACATAAGGAAAATCTAAAATTACAGGTATAATATCATTATTTGTTATTTTTTTACCAAAAAGCATTTGCCAATCACTGATGAAATTGACAGTATAATCATCATATGTTTCTGAAATTGCATTACCCGTAATAGGAACAGGATTTGATGCAAACGCATAATATGCAGAGTTACCCGTTGAAATATTGGTAATCAATTCTTCAATAATTGCTTTTGATACAGTACTCATTTATATACCTTTAAAATGTGTTTTCTTGGGTCAATTCTGTAGAACCATCTTCAAGCACTAAAATATTTAACAATTCATCTTCAATAACTGATATTTCTGGTCCTGTACTATTGTATAATATTGATTCTATGGCAGATGGAATATTACTAATAGATAAAAATTCCCCAAATAATTCTGAACCTGCTGGATGAAAAGTATTATACAAAATATTTTTAAATTTGTCTAAAGTTGTAGCAGCTTTGATTTGATAAGAAAAATCTTGATAAAAATAACTATCCTGAATGTATTTATCAGAATTCAAGAAGCCTTTTGTTGTAGACCAATATCCTCTTTGTCTTCCTACACCATTCTTAATAATTTGTGCTTCAACCTGAGTAGTTGTTTTATATTGGTTAATAGTACAAGTTAATAAAGCAAATGAACCAGTATTTGATTGAATTCTAACGTTTGGAATACTGAGATAACCAGAACCAGTATTAGTAATGGTAACACCAGTTATAGAACCATTGCCATTAATTGATGAAACATATCCTAATGCGGGGCTTGATGTGTCAGTACTCGCAAAAACAACAGAATCATTAACTTTATAATTAGAGCCACCAGAAGTTATTATAACATTATTAACAGAGCCATATAGATATGCTACAACAGTTTCATTCTCTACATAACCTTTACCAGAATCCAATGCAACAGCAGTAGAAATGATATTACCACCAGAAATAGATGATGCTTGGATATTGGCGTTTAAGCCATCAACAGTATTATCTGCTCTAGCCATAATAGTTTCATAAAGAGCAAAATTTGAAGGGAATACAGATGGTGCTAAATTATATGTTCCGCTAGATGCATTATGTGATGGTGGACCATACAAAGTAATAACAGTATTGTTAACTACTTTATTAATTACTTGGTATTCGCCAGTATTTGAAAATGAATTTGCTTGAATAAAAATAACATCATTATTAGAAAATAATGTGGTAAATGTAGTCGAAGTTCCTGTTATAGTATTTGATGTAGTTGAATATGCAAGGGTTCCAGGTTGAGTTTTAGACAACAATGTTGATCTAACAAACACATATGCTTGATTGCTATAACCAGAACCAGTTTTTACGTTAGTTAAAGATGATATGGAACCAAATGTATTTGATGTATATGATAAAGCAGTGTTTATTGTTGACGATAGATTTGCTGCAGGATATAATGGTAGATTATATGAAGATGCAGAAATTGATGTGCTTAAATAATCAGCTATAACATCTGTATTGTATGAAACAGTTTCAGTATAACTTATTGATCCTATTGATAATGTTGCTCCTGTACCTGTAGTATCGCCTAGTCCTCTATATAGAAACACGTTTGGATTTGTAGTAAATCCAAATCCGCCATTTAAAATATTAATATTTAACTGTCCATTACTTGATGTAGTCAATCCAGTAACTTTTAGATAACCGCCATCACCAAAAGAAATAATTTGATTGTTGGCTGGATTTCTGTGGACAATTTTTAATGTGTCACCAATTTTAAAATTTTGTCCACCATTTAATATATTTACATAATCTAATGATCCTAAGATAACAGGCGCAGAAGAAATGGCAGCAGAATTTCCTGTTTGACCATTAATGACAATTTGTTCATTATTAAGAAATGTTCCGCCAGTTGGCTGTATATTAGAAATATAAAGACTATTAACAATATTTTTATTAACTTTTTCAGAAATTACATCCTCAACAACAGCAGTAGTTCCAGATGTAACACCAATGATAGTTTGATTTAAAAATTTATTTAAATTGCCATTATTTGTAACTTCAATATATTTTGGATTTACCCAAGTACCATCTGATGGTTTTAAAAGATCAGTACCAGGAAGATATACTTCAATGTCTTGATCATAGATAAGTTTAAAAAGAAGTCTGTATGATTGTATAGACCCCTTGGAACGATATACGTCAAGGATATGCTTTAGGAGAAATCTTTGATTAATAATAACATTAAAAGGAATACCATAAAGATATTTCTCTTGAAAATGGGAAAGAAATTTTGTAAGAGTATTATCAATGTCTCTATAATCAAATAGATTTCTAGCTTCAGCTACAGGATTTCCTTCATAGGTAATTGTTCCATCTGATGAAAGATATTCTTGGTTTTCTTCCATCCATTCATAATATGCTCGTAGAAATAATATAAAATTTGGACCCTCTTCTTGATAGAATTGAGGGAACTGATTTTGAACAAAATTTGATATATACTTTTCTACTGAAAACTGCATAAACTTAACTTGCTATTACTGAAATGTTAACATCGGCATTATCAATCATCAAAATTTGATTTTGATTGACAGCAATGTCATTAACTGATAAAGTTGCATAGAGTGAAATGTAATTTACATAAGATGATGTTATAAGAGAATTTATCTGTACTATGCCAGTAGTATAATTTACTGTTCCGATATTTTGATTTAAAATAGTGAAAATGCCATTGACATATGCGTAAACAACGAGTATACCTTGGTTATCATCTCTAATAATTGCATTTGGTGTTTGATTGCCAGATGAATCTACGTAAGTAAATGAAGACGAATAAACAGAAGCTTCGTCTGATAATCTAGCTGCTGTAACTAAATGGCTTTCATACTCAAGAGCATTATTATAATTAATATTAAATGATGTTCCGTAGTTAAGTAATGGTGCCAATCTTTTGATCATAGTAATTTTTGTATCATTACTAAGAATACTATTATCTGTGTTATCAATTGCTGCCACAAATTTACTATATCTAAAAATAGAACTGAAATTTCCTAAATTAGAAGAAGCAAATGAAGAAATAGTATTTGCAACTTTATTTTGAATAGCATTTGGAAATAATGTAGTACTATTTTGACTAAAATTAACAGTAGAAGTTACACCAATATAATAGTAATCGGAATTTGAGATTATTACTCTTGTAGGCAAACTAATATAGTTTGTTAAATATGTTGAAATGCTATTCTTAACTGCATCTGAGGCAATTGTTCCGCCAGATGGTTTTAAGGATACAACAACACGACCATATTGTTTTGGGGTTAATGTATCACCACCATATACTGAAACGTCAGAAATTTGACCACTAAATTTAGCAAGAATTAATGATTTAAAATCGTCCGTTGAAACTGCTCTTTGTTGAGTAGCAAAATAACGAGGTGCGTTAAATTTAATAGAATCAATTGTTTCTGAGTTTGAACCTCCAGAAGAATTGGCAACAACAGTAATATCAGAAACAATGGCTGAAGTTTGGTTCAGTAAACCGATGTCATCAGCTAAATGGAATGAAGTAACTCCATCAGCTAATGGGCCATTAGTTACTCTGTATTGTGCAGTTACTAATGCACCATTGACAGGAATTCTACCAAAAAGACCATCACCAAATAAAACTTCATATTGGCTATTTTGAGCAGCTTGTAAAAAATATACATTAGATGAAGCATCTAAATTAAATAGAGTTTGTACTTGTGTAAATGTAGTGTTTACCCCATTTTCTGTTACAACTAAAGAAAGGCTATCTGTATCAATATTTTTGTTAGAAAGAATAAATTGTTGCCCATTAACATTAGCATTCAAGACAAATGTATCTTGTATAAACAAACCTTCATAGATTTGTAAATTTGATATGGTATATGTACCAGTAGTCGAGATATATGAAGTATCGCTTTCGGTAGTAAAAATAAATGAATTATTTGAATTTGTGCCAGAGAATTTTAGACCTCTTGGCAGAGTCAATGAATTATTTGATATAGTTGCTTGCACAGTAAAGCTTACTGTTGCATCTGAAGATTTGGCAGATTGCGGAATATAATTAAGTTCTTTGGCGTGAGAAACTACCGAATCCAATTTTTGGGCTGAATCCAGAAACATTTCTGAGGCGACCATATTTAAATAAAATGAATTCAAATAGGTGTTATATGACATAACGTCGAGAAGAACATTGATGTTCGATCCATCGAAATTATAGTCTTGAAATACACTTTGAGTAGACAAATAACTTTTTAAATTATTTTTAAGTAAGTCAAAGTCGAGGGAAGTAAGTGTTAATGCACTATTTGCTGCCATTTTTATCTAACTCTTTTTAATACAACACTGAGATTTATCGGGTTTATGTTATTTATCAAATTATAAACAATGTTTATTAAAATATCATTTTGATTCTGGTAGTCTATATTAACATTAATTTCAATTATATTTGCTCTTGGCTCACTATTCTTTAGCGCATTTTGGATATTTAATTCTAGTGAAGATGTGTTTATTACAGTATCAAGTTCAAACAAACTATTGTATACAGAAGCGCCAATATAAGGCGCAAAAAATCTTTCACCTAAATTAGTTAAAATAATATTTCTAATAGATTGGCTTACGGATTGTTCGTTGATTGCGCGTCCAAGCTGATTGCCGAAAGGTGTTGCTGCAAAACTATTTAAAAAATCAGAATATAATTCTGGCTTTTTGCCAGAAGATGTTATAGTATCTGCTCTTGTTGGTCTTGATGCCATTATTTTTGCCCTTTAGGTGTATTTAGTTAACATTGATAAGAGAATCACCAGAAGATGCTATTGGATCACAATGCGCTCCGCCAACAATAGGACATAGATCATCTGGTGCAGCAGAATCACCGACTAAACATGCATATAACCCATTTATTTTAATATAGGTTTGAGTGTTTATAAGTTGACCATCCCCATGTGTTTCAGGGTCTCCTGTAACTGCCCAAAGTTGACCATCTACTTTTACAAAATTTTGCCCCACCACAGTTGTTGTAGCCCCACAACTTCTACTATCCCCATTTCTATGTGAAATTGCCATACTTATGCCTTTACAAATTCTATATCAGATGATTTAATAGTTATTTTACTTGAAGTTATAACAATAGAAGAAGAACCAATAACTAATGAAATTTGATTAGGTGTTACTTCAACAATTGAATTGTCTGATACTAAACTTATACTTATTGGTGATGCCACAAAAACAGATGAACTAGAATTTACAGTTAATGGCTGTTGCGAATGAACATGAAATTGTCCATCAAGAACGTTAATATCCATATTTCCACCATTAACAGTTATAACACGTTCACCGAAACCAATAATTTCATGTTTATTTCCATTAACTTGTTCAACAAAATCACCAGAATAATTGCTATGGTGATTACCGTCATGATCTGATATAATATCTCCTGACGAAGATTTATATGTATGTCCACCAGCATCAGTTTGGAAAGAGCCATCTCCAGCGCCTTGTATTTTTTTACCTGCTACGCCATGATGGTGATCACCCCCAACTTGATGCCCTGCATCACCCACAACTGTTTCATTTTTGGTTGCGCCAACACTATCATCTTTGTGACCATCTGTATTTTTAGAATCGCCACCTACAGTATAAACACGATTTTCATAATTAATAGCTGTTGTCATACCAGTATATGAAGGACTTACTTCAGATGTAGTAATGGCACCAGAATGATCTGTATGATGCTCAAAGGCCTGTGTTGGTTTAGTGGGGTCTCTGTATATGGTTGTTTTTCTGCCCAATGCATCTAATTCTGTATGAAGAAATGGATAGGTTGGAGTGCTTCGTCCTGCAGTCCATGCATCATCGGGTAATTTTGCATTTGTGTCTTTTAGCTTAGAACCTGAGCCATATACATATGGTTGACCGCCAATAGTAAATGTTTGACCAGGTTGAGCATTAGGAAAGGCCGTTAATACAGCAGCGTCATTGTTTACAAATCCAGCCATTTATTTAACTCACATTTATATCGTTAAGAAGACTTTTGGTATAACCAACATCGGTATTCGAAGCTCCAGATGCAGCCAATGCAGACAGAATAGAAGCAGCATTTACATTAGAACTTGATGATGTGGAAACAACCAAAGAAGAAACGGGTATTGAAGAACCCAAAGAAGTAGATGCTAAAGAATTTAAAATTCCAGAAACTGAATTTAAATTACCAATTACCGAAGAAAGTCCTAGTATAGAAATACCTACAGAACTTAAAACATTAGACAAAGATGCAACAGAGCCAAGCGAAGACAATGCTGAAGGTAATTGAAATGCAGATGCTGATTGTAATTTCATCATTTTTAACATAGCAATATTTTTAGAAAATTTTTCTAAAGATTGTGTGACAGAACTTTGATTAATCACAGAAAAGGGTAAATGAGCGCTTTGTACTAAATTAATTGAAGTTCCAAGAATACCAAGAATTTGTGGCAATAATGATAATAAATTTGAACTACTACCTGAACCAATAGTTCCTTCAGTATGATTATTTTGCACATTGGTGGCCTGTTCAGCCATAGCCAAATTTATTATAGTTGAATTTAAAGTATAATTTGGTATAAATGGTGTCAATGTTGCAACAATTTCTTGTTGGGAAATATAAACTACTTGATCTTGTAATGTAGAAAATGGTGGCTGTGATGGTAATCTTAATGTATAGACATAATCACCTTCTGGCCCAAGCCATTGAATATACCCAGGATATGGGTCTTCATCAGAAGTATAAAATTGCTGCACATAAAGATCAGGAACAACAATAGTAAGAGGCGATGGCACATCAGTTCCATATACAATAGGAGGAACTATAGGAATCGGAATATTATTTTCTCCATATTTTATTGCATCTTCAATAAGAGATAAAAGTGCATTGGTTACGATGCCTTGATATAGTGGATTTATTTGTGAAAATCCGCCATAACGTAATGCAATATTAAATGCTTCTACCACTTGACCATAGCCAAAATTATCTGCTAGAATAGCAAGTGCACCAGTTAATCCATCTGTAATATTATTATTTTGCGATGTAGGACTGTTTGAAGCCATAGTTGATGTAACCAATGCCATTGCTGACATCATTCCCTTAAGCACTTGTGCAGCGCCTTGAGGGTCAATTTGTTTAATTAAAGTAGGTAAATTTTTTATAGATGGATCACCTGCCGCTGTAGTTGGTTTCTGTGCATTAGGAGCTTTCTTAGCAACAATAGTTTTTCTTTCTGGACTACCAGCACTGTTTGGGGTTGTTGCCTTTGTATTGTCACCATAGGGCTTATCAGTAGGTATTATTAACTTTAAAGGATTTCCACCTGCGGATGGAAGAAATGGGTTTTTACCACCTGGTCCCGCTCCTCCCGGTGGACCTGAATTATCTACTGAAGGATTATCAATTCCGTATGTGGATTTAGGAAGTTGGCTTAGGCCGCTTGGTGGTGTTATTGGTGATAATGACATATTTTATCCTAAAGGTAATGCGCCACGAGAAAATGATCCAAGAATAATTGGGTGCTGTTCAGCAGTATCATTTTCCATATATGTTATAACTACTCTTGATCCAACTACAAGGCCAAGAGGCGAAGTTCCCACCTTTCCAGTGGCAGCAGAAGTAACAGGCTGAAGAGGTAATGCCCAAGGAAGATCATTATCTTTAACCTTTTGTTCATCATCTTCATGCATATATTTTCTAACTCTAACTCGGCCAGAGTATAATGGGTCCATAATATCTCTGACTTCTGCAAAATACATTTTACCCAATTCCATTACCTCCTTCTTCAATACCTGCTTTAATCACTTTTAAAATCATAGTATATCGTGGTGATTGACCAATAGGTCTTACTTTATGGCGTATAGCAACAACTAATGCCTTGCCATTGAATTGTGATTCACCATCTCCATTATTAAAACTTGCTTTTTTGGGAATAACTAATTCAACCACACTACCCAAAGTAATTGCAGGATTTCCCATAATTTCTAAATCTGCAGAATTTTGTGATAAATGGGCTAGAAATTTTAATCTGTTGGCCTTAGCATCAGCCAAACCAGTTGGAGTTTTATTATTGATAGCATCAGAGCTATGGGCAGAAGGAATAGCCGGATTTGATGTAGAATTGTATAAAGGCTTTCCTAAAGTTGTAAATTTAGGCGCTGGTGGAGTTGTTTTGACATTATTTGTACCAGTAGTTGCATCATATCCTTTTTGTGTTACATTATTTAAAGCACGAGTATGTACATCAAAAGAATCTTCTACTTTAAACCATGTAATCGAATTTTGTTTATTATCATTAGTAGTTCCAGTTGTACCTAATGTAGAAGTTTGTGTCAATGTTGCAACAGGAGATTGTTTAAATAATTCTTCAAATTCTGTAATTTTATAAACTTGATTTCCGCCATTTAGTGTTTGGAATGTCACATAACACGATGATTTATTCTTAGTTGATACATGCTGAGTGTTTATAATTTTAAGTCTATCTATAGGATGTTTATCCTGCGAAAAACGAAATATTCTTATACCATTTGTGGGCGAATCAATTTGAACCCTTTTAGTTGTTTTGAAATTATTTGTAAGAATATCTTTGGCAATTTCAGCAGTTGTAGTAGAATATGACTTTTCGTCTACATTACTTTGAGCCAATAATGATTCAGGCGAAACAAATTTAAATGTATAAAATTTGCTGTGCATAGAACCTTTGCCTTGATCTGACTGATCGTTCAAATCCTTGTTTTTAGACATTTTAAATTTATATGTTGCAGAGGTAGAGGTTTGTGGTACACTAAAGCTTATAGTGACATCCTGATCTTGACTACCAGTTATATTAAACTGCCCTAATGCATCATTGGTATCACCAAGATGAACTTCTGCTACTGGGCCTAAAATATTAAATATATCTTCATAGATATTAAACCCCACTAAAGTAACTTGTGAAGGGTCTGTAGCATTTAAACTACCAATTGTAAATGTATCTATTGAAATATCACCAACTGCCATTATTGACTCATTAATGTTGTTAAATTGTTTACTATAGTTTTTGTTAATCTATTGTCTAAAACTTTGATAGATTGATTATAATTATTTTTTTCAGTTTCATATTCAAAATAGGTTATGGCTTGCCAATACACTTCTTCTTCTGGTGCAAGATTGTTTGCGACCTGAGTGGCAGAAGTAAAGATTGAATTTCCACCATTTTCAACCCCATAGATATAACTATTTGCTGTGATAGATACAGTATTACTTGGGACAAAAGTTCCAGATAAATGTTGCATGTATACAATATTTCCAACAATATCAACAACTTGACCAGTTCCAGAATCATTATTGTCGAATACAATATTACAAAGTTCGTCTGTAGCAAATATAGGGTTTGCAGTAACAGAAGTAAATGGAATAGTTGTGTTAGAAAAAATGCCATAAATAAAAGAAGAATTTCTTATGAATGCTGTACCACTTGGCACAAAGGTTCCATTAGCACCTATAACATACACATTACTACCGACAATATTAATAATTTTACCCAACCCAACATTATACGGATCAAATTCAATAACACAACTTTCATTTAAAATATATGAGTTTGCGGGTTGCGCCATCTGATAAACATATTGATATACATAAGGAACAGTATAGGTAGCAATTTTATTTGTTGAAATAGTCCAATCTTGTTGAATTCTAGTGTAAGAAATACTTTGATTTTGTCCTGCATACACAGGATTTGGTGCCCAATATTTCTTAAGAGAAAATGGAAGCGCATTATATTCAGATGCACTAATATTATCTACATCTACCCAATTATTTCTATAAAATTTTATTTTTTGTTGGGTAAGAGTAGAAGAACCATATTTGGACGTAAGAAAATCATAGAATTCATTATCTTGTAAGTACCATTCATAATAAGGATCAGTAATATTATTGGATAGATATAAAATCCAAGCTTTATATGAATCTTCGTAATATCTGTTGCTAAATTGATCAGGACGTTCAAATACATCAAGCTCATATGGCAATACAACATATGGATTAGAAGCTACACTATTGAGAACAGCAGTTCTTTTAGTAATATCTATTGCCTGTGTATTTGAATAGGTAATAGTTGGAAATTGATCAAAATATCTAGTAGTCATTTAATTTTACCTTGTTAAAAATCAGCACTTGTCCAAAGTTCCATTTCTTTCACAGACAAAGTTAATCCTATAATTGTAGGTGCATTTGTACCTTTAAAAAAAGATGGTTGACCGCCAGCAGTATAATCTACTTGTACACTTGTGACGACACAAGGTTTAAATTCAAACATAAATTGACTTGATGGAAGCATATAAATGTTTGCAGTTCGTGGATAATTCATAATAAATTGATTAGTGGATAGTGTAGGCAATGCACTTTTTTTAAAAAAATTTATCATATTCATTAAAGTTAATGATTCTTGTGCATTATTGGGGGCAAGAGTCCATTGAAACGTAAATTCTCTAAAATTAGGTTGTTTGAATAACATCCATAACATAGGATTAATTACAGCCCCTGCATAATGTTCGGCAATAGGTAAAGCAGAACCAGCAGCAGAACCAATCGCACTTAATACAGTGCTATTTAAAAAATTACCAGCTATTTTGACTATAGCACCTGCCGCTTCAGCAAGCTGACCACCAATTTGACCTGCAGCAGAAGTTGCAGAAAACTCTTCCCATGAAATAGTTTGAACATCATTTATTCTTTTAGGTAAAGGTAACAAAACACTACCTGCAGGAATAGTTTTAATTGTATTAAATTCTGTGGCGGCTCCAGTAACAGTAGACGAAGTATAATCAGAAAATGAAATAGCCATAGCAAAATCTCTACCATTTGCCTGTAAATCATTGGGAAATGAAAATATATTTTTATTAGTATATGGCTTTTTAGGTATATTTGATGGTGCTATATTGTTGATAATTGTCATCCTATGACCTTTATAAATACTTCTTTAAGTGTATTTATACAGGATTTTAATAATTAATGAAAACGTATAAGGGAAAATTTAAACCAAAAAATCCCCAAAAATATAAAGGTGATCCAACCAATATTGTCTATCGTTCAAGTTGGGAATTGAAACTTATGTTTAGGCTTGATGATGACCCATCTGTAGTTTCATGGGGTTCAGAAGAAATTGTCATCCCTTATATATCACCTATTGATGGTAAAGTACATAGATATTTTGTAGACTTTATTGTAACTAGAATAAATAGTAAAGGAATTAAAAATACTATACTTATTGAAGTCAAACCAAAAAGTCAAACTCAGCCACCAAAAGTTCCTTCGAAAAAAACTAAAAAATACCTTAATGAAGTATTTACATGGGGCGTAAACGAAGCTAAATGGAAATATGCTACTGAATATTGTAAAGATCGTGGTTGGGAATTTGTTATCATGACAGAAGTAGAGTTAAACATTAAATTTTAATCATTTTTCTTAATAAATATAAAGATATATTCAATTCTTTATGGGCTTGTCTTAAAGAATTGAATAATTTGCCATTTATTTTTATTTCTTTAGCACAATTAGCTATTCTTCCAACTTCATATGTTTTTTTAGAAGATTGAGATATTTTTAATTTACATTCTTTTGTGTGGGGTATATTATTATTCCATGATGAAATTCCTTTTTTAGAATTAGATATTTTTAAACTTCTTTCGGTTCCTTTGCCATATTCACCAATACGACCACCATGTTTCGTTTTGGGTGACCTTCCTTTTATGAAATTTTCTTTAGGAGAATTTGTTAACATTTCTTCTAATGTATTAGGATTATGATACCAAGATTTACCCCTTTTAGAATTAGATATTTTTATTTTTGTTTCTTCACTTCTTAAAATTCCTTTATTATATGAAGAACCTGAACCTTCTTCTACAACTAAATTTGCCCAATCTTTAGATTCAACTATATTATAAAATTGAGAAAAATATATTCCCTTTTCTTTAATTTCGCTCATTTTATTAGATTGAAATATGACAACTGTGTTTACATTATTACCATGTTGTTTTAAATGATTTTTCCAATATTTACCAGAACCCTTATATATAAATGGATTTTTTCTGGT